TGATGCTGTTGCTTAGGGCAGCGAAGAATCCGTGGTGGAAGCAGCGGCCTGACGTAATCCCCTGTGACAAGCAAGTGCTTGCGAAAGCTACTGGCTGTGAAGAGGACAAGATACGGGACGCGCTCAAAGCGTTCCGCAGGCTTGGCTTCGTAAAGCTGGTGAAAGAAAAAGAGCTCACCACAGAAGAAGACGGTAGCTCTTGTGGGGTTCCGACACTTGAGGAAGTGCAGAAGTTCGCGTCGGAGGTAGCACCAGACGTGGATGTGCAAAAGTTCTTCGGCTACTACGCAGAGTCCGGGTTCATGTGGAAGGGCAAGCCCGTCGACTGGAAGCAGAAGCTTCGAGATTGGCAAGCCAGCGAGAGGCCGAAGGCCGGAACAAAGCAGAGGCGAGCAGACCCGAAAGCTATGGCTGATGGCTGGGAGAAGATGTACAAATCCAAAGGCTTCAACACTATGCAAGAGTATCTGGACTATGTGTATAGCCATATCTGAGGAGGCAAGATGGAAAAGATAAACCAAGTTACAGAGGAGAGCTGGGTAGACAGGCTGTCAGCAGCTATTGTCTACCAAGCTTTCCAAGACTACGTTCAGGGGCTCATGTGTACTTACGACAGCTTATGCGCCCCGGCGAACATCTCCATGACTTACGCAGAGTATCTGGTCAAGGACGCGATGAAGTTCTTCAAGAGCTCCTACTGCCACGACCTCACCGATCTAGACTGCGTTACTCTCGCTCATCAACTCAAATCGCATGTGCCTGAATTCGTTGAGCGGCTACGCAAGGCTGTTCCACAGCTCAACCCGGAGACGAAAGAAGAAGAGGCGTTCTTCAAGTGCCCAAACTGCGGAGCCAACGTGAGAGTCAAGTGGGTCAGCAAGCCCAGCAAGATCATCAAAGGCAACTGCGCTGGCTGCATGTTCCACAGCATCTACAGGCTCCCGCTCGAAAAGCACGAGAAAATGGGGTGGTAAGGATGGAGCAGAGATGGTGCTTATGTACCCTGTGCGCAATCGAGCTTATGCAAACGCTTGAAGTAAAGGCAGAGCCGACACCGCCTGCTCAGGGCGAGTGCCGGATGTGCCACAAGAAGCGGCCTGTCACCAGCTACATCGTCAACTACAAAACGAAGGGAGATAAGTAAATGCCTAACTATCCTCGTTACTTTGAGAAAGCCAACATATCCAGAAGCGCTGCGATCAGCGCTATCAGGGAAGAATATCCCCTGTTCGGCAAGCCCACCATGACGATGGTATGCAATGCCCAGTACGGTGTTCAGCTCCTACCCGAAGCAGAAGCGATCCTCGCTCAGAAGTTCGGGCTTCACGAAGGTCTGAGCATTAAAGGCAAGCGCAAGAAAGAGAAGAGAGCCAAGCCCAACAAGCTCTGCGTGCGGCTTGATGATGCCATGTTCGCCCGGTTCGAAGCCGCGTTCTGCAACTCGTCATTTGTCTCGCGTCAGGACATGATTGAGGCAGCAATCTCAATGTTCATGGAAAGGATGGAAGGTGCTGCATGATATACGCTGGGGTTGATCCGGGGAAGCGTGGAGGAGTTGCTTTCCTCTATAGTGATGGAAGTACAGAAGTATACGCTATGGAGAATGTAGACCTTGTAGCTCTGTTCTCGGCACGACGCACTGAATCTATCCGGCTGTGCTTGGAGAAGGTTCACTCAATGCCTCGTCAGGGTGTAGCGTCTACGTTCAACTTCGGTGTCAACTACGGGTACATCAAGGGCGTGCTCGAAGCATTCGGTGTTTCGTATCAGGAGGTTCCACCGCAGACGTGGAAGAAAGAGTTCGGGTTGAATACGGACAAGCAGAAGAGCATCGAAGTTTGCCATCGCCTCTTCCCGGACGTTGACCTGAAAGCAAATGAAAGATGTAAAAAGGATCACGACGGGATGGCTGAATCGTGTCTTCTCGCCGAATATGCAAGGAGGAAATTATGAGCAAGAAGAAGTCCGTAGCAGTTACCACTATCGTCTCAGCCCTGTTGGTAGTCGTTGCCATTGCAGCGTACCGTCTGGCAATGCCTGTCTTCATCATCATCACCGCTGTGTTCGGCGGTGTCGGTTTTCTGAGTGCCGCTTCGTTCTTCTGCACTTGGCTGGAACAGGAGTCGCTGAAAGAGGAAGAGGCCGTAGAGCCTATCACTGTTAAAGCCCAAGAGATTGACCTTGGCCCGGACTTCACCGTGACCTACGATGACATCAAGCGCGAAGTGGAGGCTGGCCTATGAGCCGCCTCCGCTTCTGGGTAGGAGCTATCCTGATCGTGCTTGGCATGTGCCTGCTGTACTGGCTGTGCCGCATTTGCGGCGTGAGATTGGAGGATGATTTCTGATGGCTGAATACATCGAACGCGAGGCGGTTAATGCCTTGATTGAGGCAGAGTGTTCACCAAAAGTGGCGGCGTTTCTGAATCACGCAATTGACAATATCCCCGCCGCCGATGTGCGGCCTGTGGTTCTTTGCAAGGATTGCAAATGGTATCAGATAGACGAACTCAAGAAAGACGGAACAGAGGATAGACGCTATAAGCCGAGCGTTTGCGTGTTGGCTGAGCAACGGCGCGATCCGAATCACTTCTGCGCTGACGGCAAAAAGAGGGAGGAAAGCTGATGGAACTTAAACCTTGCCCGTTTTGCGGGAGAAAAGACGCGAGAATAGCGCACAAGACCGTTGATAGGACGGATTGCATGGGAAAGCTTGGCACACGATTTGAGCGGTTCAGAATTTACTGTGCGTCATGTGCTGGTCAGACATCATGGGGTTTCTATGTCGAGGATGTTGCCGAAGCATGGAACAGGAGGGCAAACGATGTATGACGAACTTGTAAAGCGGCTGAGAGAAGCCGCAGAGTATGTGCCGTGCATCATGGATAGAGAAGACGCAATCAAAGCCGCCGATGCCATTGAGAAACTGAGCAAGCCCAAATGGATTCCCGTGACGGAGCGGTTGCCGGAGCGCGGTCAAGATGTGCTTGTTATGGTGCATTGGCGAGATTATCCAGAGGACATGATGTGCTATGGCAGAAAATACAAAACCAGATGGTATTTGTGGAACGGTGAGTTGGGTGAGATTTACAAAGGGTTTGATATAACCCATTGGATGCCGTTACCCGAACCGCCGAAGGAGGAATGAGCATGAGCGAAACAGGGATAGAAATGACATATGATGAGCAGATTGCCAATTTTATCATATGCATATTGGCAATCGAAACGCCGTTCAGCGTAAAGCGTGATTTGATAAGCAACCTTTTGAGCCTAACCTATCGGCATGAGCGCGACATCAAGGACGCGCTTTACACGCCAACGCCATCATGCACATTTAAGGCAGAGGAGGGAGAGACATGAGATACGCAGAAGCAATCATGATCTGTGACAACATCGCTGCTGACAGCATCGGCGGCAGGGAGATCGACATGGACGCTAAACTCAGCGCCGTGGAGAAGATTCTTAGCATGGCATCTATCAACGCTGTCAAGAAAGACACGCTGCTGAAAGTGATCCGCTGGTTCTGGGACAATTGCGTTGAGGCAGAGGAGGGCGAGTGATGGGAGAGCCGCGATACAAATACGACAATTTCAAAGTTGACCCGCCAAAGGTAGATGATGGATGGTACTTGGTAAAGGACGGCATAACATACAGGGTTGAAGTGCCTATAAACAAAATGCGCTTTACCAAATCCATCAACATCCTTACTGGCGAAGTCTATTACCCGTCCAACGCCGACCGCATCCGCGCAATGAGCGTGGAGGAAATGGCTGACTATTTTTCCGAGCTGACTTGTTTTCCGGGGGCGAACAGAGACATTTGCAAAGGCGTATCGAATTGCTATGTGTGTTGGCTCGACTGGCTCAAACAGGAGGTGGAAGATGACAAATAAACCTTGTTCTTACTGCGGCAAAGAAGAGCATTACGCAAAGGGTCTGTGCCGTGCCTGTTGGTCAAGGATGAAACGGAACGGCACACTTGAATACCAGTATCATCACGGCCCAAGGCCGGAGCTGTGGGGAGACAACACAAAGCAGATCATTGAGCGGCTGAATTGCGGCGAAAAGCAAGCCGAAATTGCTCGAAGCCTTGGCGTTTCACGTCAGCTCGTCAATCAAGTTTACCACATGAAGTGGAAGAAGTCGAACTACTATAAGCTCACGCATATGAGCATAGAAGAGATGGCTGAATGGTTTGTCGCTAACGGTCACGGCAGCACGAAAGAGATTTGGCTTGAGTGGTTGAAAGAGGTAGATGACGATGGGCAAACTCCGTGATCTGACTGGGCAACGCTTCGGCAGGCTGACAGTACTTCGCCGCGATGGCGTTGTGTACATGTCAGGGAACAGAAACTGGTCTCAGCCGACTTGGCTTTGCAGATGTGATTGCGGCACGGAATTCGTAACGGTCGGCAACTACTTAAAGCAAGGACGAACGAAAAGCTGCGGCTGTCTCAGAAGAGAAGTAACATCACAAATAGGAAAGAGCCTGCGAGGTAGGCACTGGACACAAAAAAGGAGGAGACAATATGAGCGATAACATTGCAAAGATTCCCGAAGAGAACGTAAGCTCCGCAGTAGAGTGTGAAGACGGTAACTATGAGATCACGCTCTCCGCTGAGAACATTCTGGACTTGCCCAGAGAAACCGCTGTCAAGATCATCGAGTACATCCTCGAACAGTGGCACAACGCCACGCATGAGATTGACCTCGACGAAGTAGTTGAGCCTGACGATGACCAGCTTGAGATGGGCTTTGACCCGTACATGGGCTGCTACACGGAGGACTGCTGATGACGAGAGGACAGTATATGGCAAAGGCCCGGCGTAAAGCCGGGCTCTCTCAGGCAGACTTAGCCGACCTGTCTGGTATCGCCAGAGTCACTATCGGAAGAATCGAATGTGGTTCTCACGTCGGCTACATCTCAACTATCGAAATCCTCGCAGATGCTCTCGGTATCTCCATCGACGAATACATCGGCCACGAAGTGGTCAGAAAGGAAGGCACATGCACAGAGGCGAAGTCTACTTGGCAGACTTTGGAATGAGTCACGGCAACGTACAGTCCGGCATCCGGCCTGTAGTTATCATCCAGAATGAAACTGGCAACAAGTACAGCCCTACAGTGATCGTATCGCCGCTCACCAGCAAGAACAAGAAGCCTATGCCCACGCACAGCGTTACCTACGCGACCGGGCTCAAGAGCATAGTGCTCACAGAGTGCATCAAGACCATTGACAAGAGCTGGCTTGGCAGGCGGCTTGGTCAGCTTACTCAGCATGAGCTGGAAGCGCTTGACCGGGCGCTCGCAGTAAGCATTGGGCTGTCATAAAGAATAAGCCGGGGCAAAAGCCCCGGCCTTTCTTATTTCTTGTGCTTGATATACTCGTCCCAAGTCGGGTACTTCGTATATCCTTTGGAGTTGTAGATCGCTGCGATCAGAGCACTGGATTCAGGGTGAGCTCTGTAGTAGGCAAGCATTTCTTTCTGGGAGATGTTACCGTTGCCGCCGTTCTCGGTATCAATGTCCTTGTAGCGGTTGTAAATCTCCTTCGGCTCGAAGCCAGCATCACGGAGAGTAAAGTACACTTCTCGGTAAGGTTTGCTCATGTACTTGTCTACATAGCTGTCAGTGTCATCTTCGTCAAGCTTCGCCGCGAGAATCTTATCCATCGTCGCGTTGTCTCTGGACGTGTCGTACTCGCTTGCTTCCTTCTTCGCAATGCGAATCTGCTTATCAAGGTCTGTATCTTCTTTCTTCTCAGAAGAAGTAGAAGACGGTTTCGTAGCTGTGGCTGCATTCGCAAGCGCAGTAGACGCAGCATTCTTATCCGGCTCGGCAGGAGCATTCTCAGAGCTGTCATCAACAGTGAAGTTGAAGCGCTCGTCGACAGACTGGAAGTCTTTGGCGACAGCATTGACCATGTTGTAGCAGTTCCTGATGGGCAGGCCAGTAAGCTGGGACAGGGAGAATGCAATGTTCCAGCCCTTCTTCGCACTGGGCTTGGAGGCGAAAGAGATCAGGTTCGTGATGAAGCTATTGAAGCCGCTGATAACATTGTCGTTGACAGAGTAGAACTCCTTAGTGCCCTTGCCACCAGTCACAGCGTTGCTGACAACATCCACGAGAGCCTTAGCGGCTACGTCTCCGAACCAGATAGTACCAGCAATAGACTCAGCAGTGTTCAGGCCAAGGCGGCTGAGAACAGCTCCAGCGGTCACATTGCCATCCTTGTCTTTGAAGTCATCGTCCTTGCGGATAAGACCTCTTGCAACGCCAGAGAGGATGCCAAACAGAACACTGCCAGTAATCTGACCAGCAAACACGCGATGCATGTTCTGCTCGGCTTTCCTGATAGACTCTGGGCTGCCGCCCTTCTTGATCTGACTATACTCCCCTACCGCGTTGATGATCTGGTTGAGGTTCTGCGTCTGCTGAGAACGGAACATGGACAGCGAACGGATAAGCTCGTTGTCGCTGCGCTGATACTCAGCTCTGAACTGTGCGGAGTAGATAGGCTGCGTCTTCAAGACAACATCCTCGAACAATCTCGCAATTCTGTCGTAGTACTCAGCAGAGCCGACTTCAACTCCACCGTTCTTCTCAACTTGCATCTGGCAAGCGAGGAGGACGTTAGAAACTGTACGGAAGTCAGTCTTCGTGATCCAGTTCGTCAACGCGGTCGGGATGCGGTCAACGAGCCTCTTAGAGAGGTTCCTCGCGTCCTTCGTCATCTCACCGATCTCTACGTCGGAGTAGCCCTGCTTACGAGATTCAAGCATAGAAGAGCGGGTGGCGATAACGTTGACGAGAGGATTGTTGCTCCAAGACTTCGCGCTTCTGAGGGGTCTCCACGCCTGCATGGCAATGTCGAAGTCAATTCCAGCGCCTACCATGTCGAAGTAGGATGGACTCTGCTTCAAAGCAACGCCGCCATTGAGCAGAAGAGAAGACTGTGCAAGGTTGCTTCGGATCAGCGTTGCCAGTCTACTGGCATTGCCGCGCTTACCATTGAGCGTATCGACATAGCGGTCAAGCCACTGCCCTGCTTCCCTGCCAAAAGACTTTTCGAGCTGGGCCTTAAAGGAAGTGTCGCCGCGATAGGTCTTGCTCATAAGTTCAAGATCATCGCTGAGCTCTGCGAATGCTGCGAAGTTGCTGGCAGCATCAATGTAGCGGCTCATAACGTCGGTAGCGGTCATGATTCTCAGAGAACCAGACGGGCCAACACGTTCCTGAATGAACTTCGCATTCTTAAGGCCGGAGCGGATGTCAGACATAAGCTCGGCATTGTTCCCGGTGCTTGCGATACTCAGAGGCCAGTAGTTCTTTCCCTGCTTTGCGGCCTTGACTCCGTACATGGCGCTGTAAGTCGTGTCGATCTCTTTGCCAAGCATACGCATAGCTCTGGTGATCGCCTGGTCGAACTTGCTGGCAACAGCGTCGGCTTCTACTTCTGCGCGGAGAGACTTCGCAAGAGCGTCAAGCTCAAGACGAGCCTTTGCTCTGGCCTGCGAGATGGCACGACCACGCTGGTTCGGGTCAACATCCCATGCGCCCTGCAAAGCTTTTATTGCTTCGTCAGAGAGGAGCGAAGCGCGGAGGGGATTCCTGAACCCGTTCTCCTGATTACCACCATACAAGTCTTTCTCAGAGTGAGAGAAGACAGTACCGTAGCCGTCATCGTCTACTTCGCGCTCGGCACACTTGATGATGTGGTCTTTAGCTCCGTCAGTCTCCAGTGTTCTCAGCAGGCCAAGAGCTTCGTTCATGCTCATACTTCTGTCAAGCCCGGGAATCTTCGTGCTGATCTTCGTCTTACCAGTGGAGAAGTCACGGTAGGCTTTCATGTTCTCCATCGCGCCACGGAAATAGTTCTGTGCCGAAGTGCTCACGTTGATCTTACGCTGAGTAGACTTCTCTGCTTTACCAGCAAGCTGATAAGCAATGTTGGAAGTGTTCTTAGCGAACCCGGTGATAGCATGGAAGAACGTGTCGGGCCGGAGCTGTTTCAGCATGAAGCCCTTGAACAGAGCCGGAGTAGAACCATCAAGGCCAGTGTTCGTAGACTTGATCTCCGTCACAGCCTTAGATGCGTCAGCTCTCTTGTTGAGCAAACGCTGGGTGCGGTGCTCAAGCATGTCCATGGTCTCTTTGAGAATGCTACGGGCCTCGGTGGAGTACTGGCCTTCGCCGTCCATCGGGAACTCTTTCAGGCGACGGAGGCGCGCATCAACAGCCGGATCGTAGAAGTAGCCAACGGTGTCTTTATTCTCTGCTTCGCCAAACTCATGGTAAGTGTTGATGAAGTCGTTGAGGGTAAGAGAGCCGTCAGCAAGGCCAACAACAGCGTCAATGAGCGGCTGCATATGGCGGGCGTTCCTGTTGCGAACAGGCTTACCGCTCGGATCGGGCAGGAACACCATGTTTGCCACGCGGTTAGCAGTCTTGATGATGTTACGGTGAACCTCTTCGCCGTAAGCCTGAGTGGCAGCGAAGTGATTCTCTGCTGCTTCGACAGTCTCCTCTGCTTCGCGCTGCTCTTCTCTTCTCGCTCTCTCCTGCTGAGACCATCCGGCAGAGCTGTCAACACCGCGAGTGTCAGCATACCGCTGCTGGCGATATTCCTCTTCGGCAGTGGCACGCTCCTGCTTTGCCATGTCGACATTGCTTCTGCCGTCTTCGCCTTTTGCCCTTTGCTGGGCGGCGTACTCAGCAGAGCTTTGTGGTGCATCCAGTTCTGCTGCAGGAGCTGTTTTTTCTGTGGCTTTGGCAGCCCGCTTCTCAGGCTTGGGCTTTGCAGAACGCTTCTTTGCACGGGTGTCAAGCTCATTCTGCAACAGATCGTATTCCTTGTTAAGCCGTTCATGCTGCCGGAGGTAATCTTCGGACTCATAGTCGTGCTTGTACGCGAATTCCTCTTCCAAGAGGTTGAGCTCCCAGTCACGCTGTTCGAGTTCTTCAATACGCTTGTTGATCTCCTCGGTGGTCATCTTGCTAACAGCAGTAGATGGCGTTGCCGCATTGACAAGGGGGTTCTCGGACTTAGGCTGGGCCTCCGGTTGAGTTCCGGTTTTCTCCTTTTCACCGTGAAGAGAGCTATCGTAACGCTCGTTCAGCTCAAGCGCGTCTTTGTAATCGTCATATGCGCGGTTGAGACTCGCCTCTTCGAACTCAAGCTCAGGGCTAGAGTAATCATGTTTGTAGGAAAACTCCTCAGACTCAAGATCGACTTCCCACAGACGGCGTTCAATGTCGGCGAGCTTTTTCTCGAGTGCATTGCGGCTCATGTTGGGGATTCTTCTTGCACGGTCAAGAGATTCGATTTTGAGGCGGTAAGAGTTTCGTTGCTTTTCTAACTCACGATACTGTTCATCGAGAGAATTGGCCTTGGCGTAATCATTCGCATCCACTGCCTTGCGGATATCTTCACTTACGCGGTCGAGCTCGTTCCCAAGCCGCTCAACCTTTTTCAGATACTCGGCCTTTGACCGCGGATGCTGCTTGGCTGATTCACTGTCAGTGTTTACATCAACGCCACGGGTCTTGCTGCGAAGCTCCTGCTGCTTAAAGAGGTCTTCCTCGTACTTAGTGCGGGCCATGTCGCGAGCATCTTTCTTCGTGACTCGGCTGTTCTTGCTGGCAGATTTGCCTCCGGCATCATTGGTTGCTGCGTTGGCAAGGGCCGTCGCTGGCGTGGTGCCAGATTTCGCGTCGAACTTAATTCCCCGGTCGCGCAGAAAAGCTATCGAAGAAGAATCCCCAGAAAGAGCTTTGTCCCTGATGCCGTCGAGCTCGGTGAGCTGTTCTTCCAGCGAATCCATTTGACTCTCAATTTCAGCGATTCGTCTGCTTCTGGCGGCAGTCTTCTTGAGGGAAGAAATCTCGGCCTTGTCGGTGTTCAGGATTTTCATCCTGCTGTTCAGCATATTGCGCTTGTACATGTAATCGCGCATAATGCTTTTTCTTTGCGCCTCAGACTCTATCCTATCGATAATGTCGGATGCACTCATACTGCCGGATTTATTGTCACCACTAATGATAGTCTGATCGAACTCAGTGTTAGTCAGAGACTTAATATCGGAATTTGAGAAGAGGTCGTTCTTCTGAGCGGCAGCATAGGCGTGAGCAACAAGCTCAGGAAAAGCATCTGCAAGCTCAGGATCAGAAGCAAAGAGTTCAGCATTGCCAGCACACAGATCGCAGTACGCTTCCTCGTAAACAATGTTATCAACGACCACGCGCAAGGTAGAGGCCGCTTCGGATGTATCTGCCTCAAGCTCGGCATAAGTCTTATACTTGCCTTTCGTGATCTTGCTCGTATACGGATCGCCATATCGCTCTGAGTACAGTTTGTGAGCAGACCGAATAACATCAATGCCTACGGACGAGTTGGCAAAAGTTTCAGCAAGGAGTGTAGCCCCGTGTCCCGCGCGGAACTTTTGTCTGATTCTGAGATGCGTAATTTCGTGACGGAGGATCGTCTGCATGCCGATTCGGCAACCAGAATTTCGGAAAAAGATAAGGCTCGGATCGCTGCCGCGTACTGTGACAGCCCCGATCTTTCGGAGGCTCGGAGCTTTTGATGCGTCCATGAATGTGACGTATGCTCCATACTTGGCAGCTTCGCGTTCGATTCTCTTCTCTTCCTCTGTGAAGTTCTCTCGCTCGACAATAGAAGCGCCCTGTTTCCTGTAATGCTCAATTGCGTTGAGTGCATTTCGCCGCCCAAGGTTGCTGAGCTTTACCAGTCCTCGCTGTCCCAGAAGTCCGTCAGGATCTTTAGCTGTTCCTTGCTGAGCGGCTTCTGCAAGGACTTGAGCGACCGATCCGCTCTCGCTTTTTCTTCCTGCGTTAGCGGCTTCTTTGCCAGCTCTCTGAACTTCTTCTTCTCTTCGTCTGTTAGCGACTTGATCATCGTCAAACCCCCTTGGTCTTGTAAGAATTGTTCCGCCGGTGGGTACCTTAAGCCCAGCCTCTTGGATATACTCAAATATATCATTCTGGTTAGAGCTTGGCAAGGTGTCATCAGCAGGGACGAAGCCGTTCTCAAAGCGGTTAGCTTCTGCGCCTCTCACCTTCGGTTCACGGGAAAGAGAGATCGTGTTGGTAGCTCCGTCGAACTCCCAGTTCGCGTTGGGGAACACAGCTCTGAGCACATCAAGCCGCTGTGCCGCAGGGAATCCCTTATAAACGCCTTCGCCTTTCACGAAGTCAGCAAGAGAGTTGATATCGGTCAGGATGTCACGAACGAACTTGAGGCTGGCTTTGGACGTGTCAGGGGTTCCGAGGAATCTGTTGCGAATAAGCTTGCTCGTGTCGAGCTTTGCTGCGCCAGTATGTTCGGCCTGAGCCGCCCTCTTTCTCTCTGCCCTATACCTTGCGAGTTCGACTTTCTCCCTCTGCGAGAACTGCATTCCAGTACCGTCTTCCGAGGGTGCGCCATATCTTTCCTGCTCATAACGAGCCTGATCAGACTGCTGCTTCTCCTGTACCTGACGGTCGATATCTTCCAGCTCTTTGTCAGACGCGTACTGGTCTACCTCTTCCGTCTCACTGGAGCTACGAGCTTCTCTGACCACTTCATTGCCACGAACATAGTATTCGTTCGACGCGTCGAGATGGTTCAGGACTCTTGCGCGGAGTTGTGCAGATTCTTTCGGGTTGGAACCAACCTGATCCCAGCCGCGTTCGCCCTCCATGATAGCGGAGATAGTGCCCTTCCAATCTTGCGCAAGCTGTTCTCTCGCAGAGTAGAGAAGAGAGTCGAGCGTTCTGTCGCCAGTGTAGAAGTTAGATTCGTTCTCAAGGAACTCGGCTCGCCTTTTCTCGTTGTCCTCTTTGCGGGTCTGCGCGGCTTCGTAATCAGCGCTGCCTTTGATACGGTTCTCGGTGACGTCCCTCGTCGACATTTGGCTGCGGGGCTTAGAGTCTGGATAAGAAGACCCGGTCAGCGAGTTCACACCAACTTGCGTAGCTTCACCGCGTCCGCCCCAGCCACGTTTCATCTGGTAGTAGAGGTAGCCCTTTGTGGTGGAGTAATCCTCCGGCTCACCGTAAAGGAACGTCTGGTCTACGTCTTGCGATTCGTGTCTTCCAACGTAAGAATCGGAGCCTTCGGCGGTGCTTTCAGAGCTTGCTGCATGTCTGCCAACATAGGAGTCGCTGTTTAACTCGCCAGATTCATCCGTGCTTGCGTTGGCACTATCGGGTGGTACGTCTGCACCCTCAGAATCTTCCTGCGTTCCTGTGCGATTCTGGAGCCATTCTCTGATTGCGCGTTTATTCTCGGCTTCTGTGCCGTCGAGTTCGACGCCGGACATATTCTCGAAAGCTTCTGCATAGTAGCCAGAAGAAAGGATGCGCGTAGCTTTCTCGTTGTCAGACATGTTCTCGTCAGAGACAATGTTATCGACGTAGCGCTCTTCGGGAGAGAGGTTCGCCCTGCTGTCTTCTTCTACTGCAGTAGTAGTTGCATTGGTATTGCCAGCCTGAGCGCCACGGGCAGCGCGAGAGCTGACGGGGTTGAGCAGCGCGTTCTGGATAGTACGGAGCCGTTCAGCGTTAGGATCGTGAGCGCCGATGTACGCATCGGGCTTCATCAAAGCACGGTCACTGAGCTCCTGTCGGAACGTGGGATTTTCGCCGAGCTGCGCATAAGCGTTCGTAAGAGAGTTCGCTTGTGCGTTGAGCTTGGCGTTCTCCCCGTTAATCATGGTCGTGCCGCTGCCAAGGAAACCGATAGTAAAACCAATGAACGCGCTATACGCCATCTCTTCTGCGTCGAGCTTGCCGATCTTCCCAGTCTTAACAGCCTCAGCCAGAGGGTCAAGCAGTCCAGAGACAACTTCTTCGATTGCCTCGCCGGATGCACCAGCCAAGATGCGGAGCATGCTCTTGCCAGCGTCAGTAGAGGCAGCTCTGCGGATAGCAACTTCAACGATGTCATCCATAGCGCCCTTGCCGTACAGCTTGGCTACGCCGTCGAACATCTTCTCAGTTGCGACTTCGATAGTAGCTTTGGTAACACCGTAAGCAAGGCGGCGTTCGAGAGAAGCGCCCTCAAGACGAGCTTCTCGCATGGATTCGCCAGCCACCCGGGCGAACATGGGGACGAGAGAGCTGCCACCAGTCAATGCCCCCACACCAGCGTCAAAGCCCATCTGAATGATGTTCTGACCAATGTCAACACCAGCTCTGCCAAGAGCACCAAGACCGTTCTTCGCTCTGTTGAGGTCTCTGGCAGCTCCTTCGCCGAGAGAATCTGCTACGGAATACATCTGGTTCCAGACGCGCTGGCCCTCTTCACTGTTCATGGCTTCGGTGACTTGGTTGTAGCGGGCCATCGTATCTTCGCCGAGCATCTGGTCAACCATGAACTGACTTCCACTCAGAAGTTGCTGGTTGACGGATGCCTTTCCAATAGCCTGACCAACGTCAGCGCCGAGCTCAACGAGGCCGGAGCCAATGCCTTTGGCAGAACTGCCGACAACGCTTGTGATTCTATCAGCGCCATTAAGATCGCGCTCGCCATTGCCAGCCATGATATCGCGGCGCTGGATTTCTTTCTGGAGGTCAGCCGCCTGCTGCGCAAGCTCAGCCGCTTTCGGGTCATGGAAAGTGCGAGCCCTGTTCGCCTCGTATGACAGATGCTTGTACTCGTCAACCATCTGCTGTCTGCCGTTCCATTCGATAGCCTTGGAAGCTTCCTTGCTCTCTTTCAGGCCAGTGGTGAAGTCGTTCGCAGCTTTCGCCTGACGCTGCGCAAGACTGAGCTGCTGATCCGCAGGGAGGTACTGGGAGTTCTGCATGGCAAGGCCGTTGCCAAGGATGTCCCAGAAAGAGCCACGCACCTTTGCGTCAGCCGCTTCCTGCTTCGCCATACGTTCCTGATGATACGCTTCGCCAGCAGCGGCTCTCTGCTCAGGCGTTCTGGTGTCGATAGCACCATACGCGCCGCCTTTTAGTGCTTGATTGTGAATCTGGTCTCTTGTATAACCATAAGCTCTCGCAGCGCCGTAGCTCATGCCGCCATTAGCGGCCTCAGCAATCTGCTGCGACGCTGACGGCTTTCCGATCTCGCCGCTTGCGAGCTTTTTAATGATTTCGTCGTAGCCAGCCATAGTGGCCTCCTTATCCTACGCCATTCTCCAAAAGGTACTGGTCTGCATAAGCAAGAGCTTTGCCCTGATTGCGCCCAAGAGACGAAGAGTTCATCGCGGAAACGAAAGACTTCTTCTGCCCCTCACTGAGCTTGTCGAAAAGGCCAGCGTTAATGAGCCTGTTCGCAGCGTCCTGCTGGCTACTTGCATTGTTGATGATAGCTCTTGCTGCTGCCGGGAGAGCTTCGGACTTCACTTCATCGCCGCTCTCTTCTTCGGGAGTGGATGTCGTGCTGGGTGTCCAGCCTCCACGGCTTGTAGCCGCAGGAGCATGGCCCGGAGCATACTGCCCAGTCATGCGGTAGTAGTCTGCCGCAGAGATAGCGCCAGTGTTATAGGCCAGCAGAGGGTTAGAGGCAATCCAGCTATTACGCATATTCTCAATCTGCTCAGAAGAGTAGATGTTGTTGTAGCCCGAGAAGTCACCGTAGGCCGCAAGGGTCTTAGCGTTCTGGAGCTCACGGTTGTACTTGGTGTTGTAGTCATCAAGCAGAGCCGCCATCTTGCGGTAGTCGCCCTGCGCCTGTGCCTCTTGGATAGCGTTCTGGTAGTTTGTGGTCAGGTTCGCAATTGCAAGGTCGGCATTTGCATAAGCATGCGCCTGCTGACCCTGCAACGCGCCATAGTCGCGGTTCCACACGTTCTGTAGCGCGAGCTGCTGCTGGCTACCCGCGCCCGTGTTGATACCGTTCGCCGCCGCCTGCTGGTTCAGGTTCCGACGGTTGCGCTCGTACTGAGCCTGCATATTGTTCGCGGAGTTCTGGTACGTTGTACCGATCTGCTCACGCGCCGCCTGCTGATTTGCAAGGTTACGGTCATAGGTGGCTTTGAGGCTGTTTACATTCGCCTGCGTCTGCTGATCGTACATGCCAGCTACGGCCTGCCCCTGACCACTCTCTGTGTATCTTTTGTAAGCGTCCTCAAAGCCCGCCATTTATAATTCCTCCGTAGAGTAGTAGTGGAGGGGAGGTTGCCCTCCCCTCAGTTGAGAGGCGTTCGCCCCCATTATTCCTTAAGCTGTTTGATGGTCTGATGCACGGAAGTGGCAAAACCGCCGCTCACGATGCCGACCGCCAGAGCAGTCAGTACATCAGTCGCCGGGGTAATCTCCGGGGCGACGAACAGAGCCGCAACGCCAAGGCCAGCACCGAGCACGATGCAAATGGCAGGGAGCCACTTGTTGTCCATCGGAGTCGCCTTGAGCACTTCCGCGAAGCCGTAACAGATGACGGTGATGACAGGGATTGCCGCAATACCAAGAATGTCCATGTTCATTCTCCTTTCCGGTATAAGTTCTTGACATCGGCCTTGATAGCCGCTATGTCTTCTTTGATCTCTGAGAAGCGTTCTGCGTAGCCATTGTGGGTATCAAGCTTCTTGTCAACTTGCCTCATCCACATCTTGAGTTCTGCGTCCCGTACCGCTTCCGCTTTCTCCCGCTCCTTGTCGCGTTCTTTCATGTCATCGGAAAACTGTCTGCGCTGATTCCGGGAATTGATCACTCCAACGATGATCGACGCGAGTGCAGCGATACAGGCCGAGAGGAATGTTGCCTGCGCTGCCGTTAGGCTACCCATTGGTATTCACCTCCGCAGGATGGCTGCCCAAGTGTTCGGGCCTGCAATGCCGTCCACCGCAAGGCCGCTGTCAGACTGAAAACGCCGGGTGGCTTTGTCGGTGCTATCGTCAAACACGCCATTGACAGCGTTCACGCCGTAGCCGCGGGCAACAAGAAGCGCTTGCAGTACGGTCACATCTGCACCGTTCATACCCTTGCAGATCATGCGGGGAGGCCAGTAGGTTTCCGTTGTCGGCTCGTCAGGCTCGACAGGGTCAACCGGGGTCGTGCCGCTGCATCTGCCGTAGATTCCTCTTGCCTGATTGCCTCTGAACTGTGCCTGTCTCTCCGTGTCGGCGGGAATTTCGTATCTTTTGCACATGGTGTACCCGGCTTCGTATGGGTCTGCCGTGTGAGTCAGAACATTCCAAACATAGGAGTAGCTTGCTCTCATTTCTCTCGCCATGAATTGGAACTGCCCATCAGAGTCAGCGATGGATTTGCCGTGACCCTTTAGGTAATCATAGAGGTTACGCTTACGATCATGCGATGTCCATTGGCAATAACCAAACCCGGCTGAATCAATGAAGCTTCGTACACCGCTGTCCACCTGACGGACATACTCTGCATCGGATACGCCAAGAGAACTGTTGTAGCAGTCTTGCAGATTGTCAGAGCGCCCAGCAGATTCCGCGAGGATGTTTGCGGTCGCGCCAGCAGCTCCAGCCGGGGTCATGCCAAGTTTGAGGCACTGCCCATAGATTTCGATTTCAGTCATGTTATCCCCCTCACTGAATACTAACGGTAAACTGCGTAGTCACTTGACTGTTCAACAAATTTGTTGCAGTAATCGTTGCTGTACCACTTCCGCGTTTTACTATTACTGCTTCATTTGTTGTTCCCCAAACCTCACACACACTTTCATCAGAGCTTGACCACTCAAATGTAAATTGAGTAGTATTTGTAGGTGTCACAGTAAGAGAAACAGTTTTTGAGTAATCACCAGAATTAAAACTTACACTTTCTCCAGAAACACCTGTTATAGGTACAGTATTATTTGGATGGATACTATCGTAAATTGATTGATACTTATCAAGAAGCATCTCTAAAACGTAAGTGGCTGTAATTGATGCATAGTTGTTAATTGCACCTGCGCTGTTAGACTTTCCATTGCCAAAAATAGTGTTATGCGGTGCTTGTTCATTTGTAAATCCTGTCATTTTCACGCAGAACATATTCCAAGCTCCATGCATACCATATCCTGTTGAATTAGGATAGTTAGTCCCTGTTATCTCGGTGCGGCAAGTAGAACGGTTAAACCTTGTTTTGAACTCTGTCTCGTTCTTTGCGACAGCGGCAAGGATGGGGCTTGCCGCCGGTGTCTGTGTCATATAATCAATCCATACATCACGATTATTCTCTGTCTCCCCAGTATGACAGTTAATAATAAAATCAGCATCTTGATTTGCGATTTGCCATCTTGCAAGTGTTTTTGTTTCTGCTGTCTGAAACGGGTAATCGCCTTTTTTATTCCAATAATCTCCCGCTTGACCACCATCATGGCTTTCCGTAAACATTTCCCATAGTCCGTTATAATTAAAGTTTCTTTCTGGGTTTATGCCTCCATAAACGCCATATTCTTTCGGTACTTGGTTAAAACCCCAAGGATTAAAAATTGGAACGACTTTGACTTCGACATTCTTCCGTATATAAGCAAATGCTCGATTATCTTGTACACGGTAAATATGATAAATCAAATGCGCTAATCCGAAAGATGCTGTAGTTTCATAAGCGTGTTCACCAGACATTAAGAGAATTTTTCTTTTTGGATTAGTAGGCTTAAAACTATACTCCCAAATGTCATATGTGTTAGTGCTGTCTTTACCAAGGGATGTTTTTGTAACAGTAATATCAACTGGAGGATTTGATACATAGTCATCATAACGCAAGGCAAGAAATTGGTCTGCCGTTAAAGTTAAATTCTTTCCTTGTGCTACTTGATACGCTCCACTTGCATCATTGGGATAAAACATATCAAATGATGTAAGTATAGAATCATCTGGAAATATTTGTTCACCATCTATGGCATATCCAGCATTAAGCGAAGAGCCAGATATGCCATAAATAGCATTTAATAATACCCCACTTTTATCATAAACAGACATTCATTCGCCTCCTTATGATTGATAGCTATATCTAATATTTTTAACAAGTGTTTTTCTACCATTATCTTTACCTATTAGAGCAACAATACTTCTTGTTGCGGTAGTTGTACCAAGCGGTACAGTAAGCACAAGGTCACCATCAAGATATAATTTGCCAGTTGTTTGTCCCACTTCAACTCGTAGAATATATTCTTTGTTTAAAACAACAGGGGCGACAATATCATAAGATGTTGTTGTATAATTATATGCCTCTAAACCACTTTCTTTAACATTAAGCGTAACTGCTCTATTACCATTAAAGATAATAAGACGATAACCACGGTTTGACCCAGTAGTATTGTCAAAAGAAACGAGAGTAAATATTGTTTCAAATACGCAAGTAGTGCAAACAGGGTTATTATCTTTATTAAATTGTCTATTACTTGTTATTAACAATCCATCTTCTTGTAAGACAGCAGAACCTGTATGACCAGTTTGCATAGTAAACCCATTTGCAGTCAAATAACCCATGCTATAATCCCATGCATAATCCCATGCTGTAACTACCACGCTGAACGTATTCGTCTTACCACCATAACTTACAGTAATAGTCGATGTGCCAGCGGTCAGCGTTCCACTCAGCGTGTAATCCGTCACAGTTGCCGTGGTGCTGTCGCTGAAATTCGCAGTGACCACCAGATACTGTTTCAGCGTGTCAAGGGAGTCGGTGTCGTAAATCACGGCAGAGCCTTGTGTGAACACAGCGGTGATGGAAGTAACAGGGTTTGCCGTTGCCCAAGCGTGGAAAGTTGCATAGCTTGAAGCGGCATCGTCATCAGCATAAGCAGCCTTGGAAAAGAGCGTGTCCATTGCCATCTTCACGCTATACGGAATAGCTTCTAAGTTTTCAATAGCGCTCTTTAAGTCACGAGTATCTTCCGCAAGCTGGACGGCGGTAGCGTGGCTTGCGTTCCATGCGCCAGCCGGGTGAGCGGTGGTGAAGCGGTACAGACTGCCGTTGTAAATGACATAGTCGCCGACGGCATAAGCGGTGCTTGTGCTGAAATCGTCAGCGATCATGTCGCCATTGCCAGCGTCGCCCTTGAGGCCCTGGGGGATCGTGAGGTTCAGAACAGGAGCTTCAGCCGTGCCAGTGATCGAAGCGTCAGCGTCGGAGCCAGCAGCTCCCGTCATGACAGTGCCGATGAAAAACTCCGGGGTAGCTCCGGTGTCGCCCTTGTCGCCTTTATCGCCTTTATCACCTTTCTCGCCCTTGAACACGCCGTTGTCAGCGTCCTGCTTTACCTGACGGGCAAGCATGAGCGCGTCGTTGGAGTTTTGGAGAATCTGAGCGGCTACGTCGGGGGTGACGTTCGTGATGTCTTCACCGCCGTCAGCAGAGTCCTGAATCTTGCCTACCTTCGCCCAAACCGTCGGGATGACGATTGTGCGCTCTCCGTCAACGCCGTACACACCGACGCGGAGACGATACCCGGCAACGGACATACATTCTTCCGGGACGGTGATGACGTTGCTGTCTGGGTCGAGTACAACGTCCTGCACTTCTGCGCCTTCGCAGATAGCGACTTTGTTCAGACCCTCCCACGCGGCATCGAAAGTGAACTCGCACTGTAGGCCAACGCGGCCCGCCGTGAGAGTTTCTTTTTCTGTGACCGACGCGTCCGGCCCTGTGATGTTGATTCTGATCATTTACATTACCTCGCGTTACGGAATGCTACGATGCCGGAACCACCAGCGCCGCCTGTTCCATAGTCTACGTCTGATTGTGTGTTGATAGCGAAGCCTCCGCCGCCGCCTGCTCCAGTGTTCGCAGCACCGTCATATCCTCGCCTGTGAGAAGAAGTACCACCGCTGCCGCCGCCAGTAGAAGCGCCAGAACTGGAAGCGCTGCCGCCAAGAGTTCCAGCAGAGGCAGCTCCGCCGCCACCTCCGGGGCCGTACTTGCGATCTACGCCCCAAAGCATGAGGAAAGACGTCACGCCTGCCACTGCCGATGTTGCGGCGGTTCTCGCCATAGAACTCGCATTCTCATAAGCTCCAGTGCCGCCAGATGAACCGCTGCCGCTTCGTGCTGTCACTCCAAGTGCGGAAGATGCCTGATTGGATTCGCCAACAGTAATCGTGTAAGCGGTTCCGGCCTGAACGCCAACGCCATAGCGAGTTATACATTCGCCGCCATCGCCGCCGTTGCCGCCTCTCGCGTAGCCGGAAGACCAAGCGCCAGAGTATGTGCCGGAGGTGCCGGGTTTACCACCACCAACGAGGAACATGTCAACCGTGTCTACTACTCTGCTGAACGTAAGGGTGCCGGAAGTTTTAAGAACGAGTTCCCAGTCAACAGTCCCGTCCTCTCTCGTCGAAGTGAGCAGTTCATATTGCCCAGTGTAGGTGAACGCAGGCGGCTTCTTATGCTTCGGTAGCCCTCGCGGCCCAAGCCATACGCCCATGTTTATGCCTCCCACCAGAAAACGGTGACGTGGATGTCAGCCGCAGGCACCGAGTCGCAAGTAAACGTCAGGGTGTTCGCGCCAGCCGTGGGCGGGTACAGCATCGCGTCTGCGGCAGCGGCCCAGCCCGTGGAGTTGTTCGGGGCGGCGACAAAGTTGCACGTCGCTGTCATGCCCTGAATGGTGAGGGCCTGCGCCTCGTTGCTCCACCCGGCAGCGGTCAGCGTGCCGGAGAATACGTTGATTTCTTTCTGGATTCCGGCTGTTTTTGCGAGGGTGACAGCGCTATCCGCAATCTGCGTGGTGCCGACAGCCCCGTCGCCGATGTTAGCCTGCTTCACAACCTTGCTTCCAAGGTGCTCGCCGGAGACAGCAGCAAGCGCAATCTTCGGCCCGGTCACGGCCCGGTCAGCAAGTTTCGCCGTCTCAATCGCGCTGTTCGCGATCTTTGCGGCGGTGATGGTGAGGTTTGCAATCTTCGCAGCCGTGACGGCAAGGTCAGCAAGCTTCGCCGTTGTCACAGCAAGATTCTGAATCGCTGCGGTGTTTACGCTGTCCTCGGTGATGGCACCAGCTTCGATGTCCTCGATGTCCTGCTGGAGCTGGGCGATCTTGCCCTGCTCAACATCCAGCTCCGGGATGAGAGTGTTGTTGAGATAGTCCTGCGTGTCGGCAAACCCCTGATCGAACGCGGCCTTGAGGGCCTGCGCGTTCATGCCGTCCGTATCGTTCGGGCGGTCAGACAGATTTGCGATATGGTCGATAGGATCGGTGAATTTTGTAAAAGCCATGTTGTCACCATCACTTTGCGTAGCCCATGAATCTGACGCGGATGTCTGCGCTCGTCACGGTCACGCTTGTATTGTCTGAGTAGTTCTTGAAGATGAGTTTGTAGAAGACGAACTTCTTCGGCTTGATCTTCAATCGCCGCATCTGCGGCTTGTCGTTCGTGGAGAACGTGAAGTCAGAGAAGTCGATGTGGTCGAAGTCGAACAGGCTGTAGTCAACTGTCTTCGTGGCATATGTCGCTTCCTTGTCGGTGAGCGCCGTCACGTCGATGGATGCTTTGGCTTCTGGCTTGATACCGATCCAGAGCATCGCGCTGTTCTTCCGCTGGTAGTCAGAGCCGAAGCTCATGGCCCCAGACTCCCAGTAGCAGTCGATGGCGGTAATCTCGCCGCCTCGCTGGTCGTAGTTGTACGAGCCAGAGACTTTGTAGACCTTGCCATCTGCAGCTCCATAGTAGAGTTCGTTGTCTACTACTACGAAGCACTTTGCAGGGAAGTTGGTGTAGTAGTACCACGCATCGGTGGCATACCCATGAACCAGCGCTCTGCCGTCCGGGTTCACGATGTAGTACTCTTGGTGGTAGTTATCGTCAAAGCAGACGCAATGCTGCGTATCAAAGGTGTGGATGGTGGCGAATACTCTGTCGGAGATGCGGCGGGCCTGCCGCTCGTCTCTCGTCAGGTTGGAGCTGTAGTAACTGCTGTTTCGCCACTCGTACACGTCCTGCCCGAACAACGTATATGGGTTGTTCAGGACAAGCTGTACCTGACCGGGGGCTTCGTTGCCAATTGCCCGGTTGATCGGGGAGACGTAGAACGCCGGGATGATGTCGCCCGTCGCCAGCGTGACGTTGCCGTACTGGATGCCATACGTTCCATCGGTCTTGAACACCGCAAGCGCGGAGTAGTGACGGATCATGCCCGTAATCGGGGTGTTCTCTACGCCCACTCTCACTTCGTTCTGGTCAGGGAAGTAGTCAGCTCTTGCCACGCCATCGTGGTCAATGTCGGAGTAGATTGCCTTGTTGCTGCCATCGCCATAGAGGAATACGCGAGAATCCTGCGTCCCATTGTAGGTCTCGGAGAAGCGCATACCCGTGACCTGACTGCGGAAGTCGTTGGAAACGGTGTACTCGATCTCCAGCGTGCTGGTTCCGGCTGTCGGTACAGCGTCGAAAGTCACAGTGCCGTCCGTGGTGTTCGCGGTATAGCCCGTGACTACGCTGCCGTCGCTCGTGTTTCTGACGGCGACGATGGATGCAATCGGCTTCTCCGGGAGCTGGAACGTAGCGGCGGTACCATCGGGAGATACCCAAATGCGCCTGCCGTTCGACAGTTTGTTGATCTGCTCCAGCGTCTCACCGCCGCCTGCGGGAGTAACCGCTACAGCTACGAGCGGTACATACCCAACTACTTCTGCAAGAGTAGTTCCGTCGTAGCAGTAGTACTTGTAGCCCGTCAGGATGTACAGCTTATCGGAGAATCCGAACATGTGCGGGTGGTCAGTGCCGCCGGGGAATGCCCCAATCTCGGTCACTGCCCCCTCGTCTCCAAGGCTGTACAACTTGCCGTTGCAAATCGCCATGAGATACATCGCCCCAGCGATGAAGCCAGACCATAGCGTCTCAATCTGGCTACCCTCGGAAACAGTCCAGTGCGCACGGGTTCCCGGCCTCTTCTGGAGGTTGCCGTCTCGCGTCACGCGGAAGTTGCGCATGGCAGCGGCTTCGCCCATTTTAAGTTTGGTGTCGCCGTCGGGATTCTCATTCAGACCCAGCCACTTCTGAATCTGGAAAACCTTCTCACTGGCGCTGCCTGTGATGTTTGCCATGCTCTACCTCACTTGAACAAGTCCATTGACATGCCGTCCGGCATGATGACCTGAACTCGTTTCGTCTTGTTCTCAGATGCCCTGTCACGGTAACCGCCGTTCTGCTCCTGCTTCAAAGCGTTCATGCAGCCAGCGGAAATCTTGTTGTTCGCTACCATGTTGCGGGCCAGCCAGCTTTCTCTGCGGTACTGTGCTCTCTTGAGCACTCGCAGATACTTGTCGGCGTTCTTGTTTTCAGGAGAGATCAGTGCGTCTATCTCTTCTTCGAAGATGTCCATGAATACGAACATCCCTTTTTCGTCAGGGAAGATGCCCTTCTCGTCGCAGTCCTTGAAGTACTCGTCTACCTTGCTGTTGAAGGTCTTGGGATCGTTGTAGGTAGGTCTGCGGCCTCGGTTATCTTCCTTTACGGGAGGAGCACCGATGGGCTTGTTCTCATTGGCTCTCGCCATTACGCCCACTCTCCAAACTCGTTGTATGGTTCGATGCCACCACGAGGCCCGTACACATCAACGATATCTTCACTGACAGACGGCATACCCACAGACAGCCGCATTTTGAGTTCGTCATAGCGCTGCTGGAAGAAGTTCGCCGTTGCCGGGTCTTCTGCCAGAAGCAGATGCGCCGCCAGCCCATAAGGCATAACACTCATGCAGATGTAGTCATCGAGGTCGATGGGTTTGTCAAAAGCCTTGATCTGCGTAACGGTCGGCCTGCCTTCATCGTCAGCTTCGTAGGTGTCGCTGTACGGATACAACTCTCCGGCAATAATATTCAGGATGGACAGAGTGCGGTTCTTGTACTCTGCGTTGTCGCTGCCGTTTGCGCTGCCGTTTGCGTCCTGAGAATCCATCAGCGCAATAGCCAACTCAAAAACAGTCTGTGCTGTGGTCATGTCTTTCTCCTTTAGAGGGTAGGGCGGGGATAATTCCCCGCCCTATTAGTTTTGCGATCAGGCGGTCTTGTAAGCGTACACGCCCTTGCACATGGCATCCAGCACGAAAGCATCGTACTGGAAGTAGCACTCCAGAACGTCGCCGTTGATGCCCAGAGGCTCCTTCTGCACACGCAGGGTCTTGAGCTTGATGGGGTCGACGGTCGCGCCCTTGTACTTCATGATGAAGCCAGTGTTGGTGGGCATGTAGCTGGAGGGAACGGTGACAACGGTCACGTTGTCGATGGTGCCGCGCTCGCCGCGACGGACAGCGTTGGCGTTCAGCTGGGCACCGCCCATGACCACGTCAGCCAGTTTGAACTTCACATAGTCAAGCTCAGAGATGAACATGACGCGGTTGTCCAGAGGAACCATCTGGTCGCTCAGAGCGGCAGAGGCGTTGAAGATAGCCTCAACGATGTTGGTCTTGGTCAGAGCAGCAGCAGTGGCGTTGGTCTGGATGGTGTTGCCAGTGGACAGGCCGTTGCCAGCGGCCCACTTAGCCAGACGGGCCTTGTCGATGGTAGGACGGATCACGCGGCGGTCAGCAGCCTGCAGAACCTGAGTGGCTCTCTTGATGTTGTACTGCTCGCCAGCATTGGCCTTGTCGATGGACTTGGTGAACGCAGCCTCTTCCTGCATGGAGAGAGTCTGCACGGTATCCTCGACTTCGGTGATCTTGCCGAAACGGAAGCCGCCGGTGGAGGCGTCGCCGTTGCGGTTGTAGGTGCCGAGCGTGATGTCGTCGATGGTGTAGATTTTAATCTCCTTAACGCCGGAGAACTCATACGCCTTGCCAGCGTAAGCGTCGGTCTTGGAGCCGATGCTGAAATGGTCAGCCAGCTTCTTCTGGTATTCGGTTACGAGGTTGATAGCCATAATTCTTCTCCTTTACACAAGGAGAGGGAGATGCAGCGGGTATTACCAGTCTTCTTTGAGGGCAGCTTCCCACGCCTCGTCCACCTTGGTCTTGGCGGAACTGGCCCCGGCGGTTTTCCTGCTCCCTGTGCTTCTCTCTTTGTTTTTGTTGTTTTGTTTGAGCTGAGTGATCTCTTCACTCATCTTCTGGAGACGGTACTCCTGATACGCACCGATAAGGTCACCAGTGCGGTTAGCGTCATCCCACACAGACTGCGGGATATCTTCGCTCTTGACATTGGGATAGCGCTTCACGAAAGCCTGAACAGCTTCCTGAGCTTTCTCCTCAGCCGTCTTCTCATGCGCAGGCTCCTCTTTGGGTTCCTGCTTCTTGTGCGCTGCTTTAACTTGCTTGCGAGCGTCTTCTTCGGTCAGCTCCTTGCCGTCCTGCTCCGCTTTGCGCATGAGCATTTCGACTCTGGTGCTTTCCATCACTTCGTCGATGGAGATGCCGCCGTTCTCGGCAAGTTCTTTGAGAAACGTCTCGTACTCTTTGAGCCGTCCGTTCTCGGTGCGCAGAGTATCGCGGTCGGTCTTGAGGCCGTCATAGTCGCTGCCCTTCTGTGCCAGCGCGGTCATTTCGTCGAGGTCTACTTCCCGCTCTTCGCCTTTGACTTTCAGTTTGAAGCGTTGGTGTCCCGCTTCATCCTTTTTCTCCGGCTCGGCCTCGGGTTTGGGTTCCTCTTCGTGTCCGGCCTCTTCGGCCTCTTCGCTGTCTTCGCCGCTGTCTTCCGTCTCTTCGGGCTCGGCCTCTTCCTGCTCGTCAGCAGTTTCGGCTTCGTCGCTCCATTCGACATCATCGGAGTCGTCACTCCAATACTTGTCGATGGCAGCGCGGGTCTCCTCGCTTACGGTTTCGACTTCTGCGGTGTCGACGATGTTTTCGTTTTCCATGGGGTTCCTTTCCGGCGTTGGTGTCCCGCCTTGTGAAAGTTGTATTTTCAAAGCCGTTGGTGTCCCGGCTATGAATTTAAGACTGCGCGTTCACTTCACGCGCTGGAGCGCTGTACCCTCTGCCGCCCGTGATCTCTGTCTGCGGTGCGGTGAAAGGTTCGAGCATGGGCCCGCCGCCCGGCGCTGCTGCCGGAGGAGGCGGTGCCATCATCTGCGCACGCATCTGTTCGATCAGTTTGCGGCGCTTCGGGAAGTAGCTGTCCGGGATACGTTCAAGGTAATCCACAGGCTGGATGAAGCCGCCCGTCAGCATGTTGTCCAGCGTCTGCATGGATGCCACTTCGGAGTAGTAGGAGCTTGCGCCGACTTCCATCTTGAGGGACATAGGCATGTCCTTGAGCTGTGAGAAGTCGAACACTTCCGGGATGGTCGCGTCCGGGGTCTGCCCGATGAACGCCTGAGCTTCCGCAACTTTCTGCGGGTTCTCGATATCCACGGAACGCACGCCGTAATACTCTGCCATGAACTCGATAGAGATACGGAACAGGTCTTCTACTGCTCTGTAGAGATTCTGTTTCTGTAGCTCAATCGGAGTAGCAGCCGCTCTCTGGAGGGAGAGGATAGCGGACGTGTTGTACGCCTTGCCTTCGCCCAGAGCAGCCTCGGTTGCTCCCAGAGATTCTTCTGTCATCTTCACAGCCATGCTGATGAAGTTGGCGATCTGAGGGTCAATCGTGGGAGGATCAACGATCTTGACTGCGCTGTTCGCGTCGCCGCCGTTGATGCCGATTGCGCCACCAACTCGGTTGTCCCAGCGGGCAATCCTGGTCTTGTCGTACACGACTTTGGGCCAAGCACTGCGCATGATGGACAGCATGGACATCGCCCACGCTTTGTTGATGAAGATCTGATTCGGGATCAGGCCCGTAATCATGCTCTGACCGTGGTAGCAGTCAGTGATGTAGTCCCAGTTGAACCAGATGAGCGGGTAGCTCTGGATGCCAAGGCTCCAAGGCTTCCGAATCTCACAGTCTTTCGTAGACTCATAGGCCCACACAGTGCCGTCTTCCGGGTTCTTCCAGAGCGTCAGAACTACCGTGCACTTGTCATCGGTGTACTTCGCGTTGTCAACGACGGTGTAATCCTCAGTGTCGGGGGTAATCCGCGCCCAGTCTTTCGACTTGTTCTCTTTGGCGCGAATCTTGACTTCTCTGACGATCTCCCGGCTGGTGATCTGGATGTACGGCTGGCTCTGAACGTCTCTGTCATTCGGGTTTCCGAAGAACACGCGATCATTGTCCATGGCCTCAAAGCGAAGTGCGCCCATGATCCCGCCGCCGCAGTTTACGTCAGCGTCCCAGTAGGCGTAGATGCAGCCATCACCATCTACCGCAGCGTTCCTTGCCAGCTCTTTCACCAGAGTCGTGATGTGGTTGTGCTCCATCAGAGCATCAATCTCTTCGTTCACGATGCGGGCAGGCTCGACGATGTCGTAGGTTTTGGGGGTGTTCGCCAACGGAGTGACGTTAGCTTTGAGGTTTTCAGAGACCATCGAAGCCACATGGAAGCCAACGATCCTCTTGAGGATGTTGAACACGGGCTGAGGCAGACCGTTGGCCTGAACGCCCTCCCACTGTTTGCCAATATAGAAGTTTCGGTTGGCTTTGACTGTCTCGTTCAGGTTGATCCTGATGTTGAAGTCCCGGCACAATTCAAGAAGAATCCACGCCGTCCTCGCAGTCGGCATGTCTTCGCCATCGAACAGGCCCAACTTTTCGTCATTCATTGCTTAATCCCCTTGTGTCGATCTTCGGCACGTTCATTCCGTAGCCAGCGATGGCTCTCACGCCCTCTGCCCACGCTTTTTCTGAGTCAATCTGCGCCCGGAGACTGTCAGCAGACAGGCCGTCAAATTCTTTAACTTTGTCCGTAATGGTACGGAGTTCCTCGTTGACAGCCTCCAAGCGCTCGCTAAGGTTCTTAATGGCTTCGTTCTCTTTCTCGACAGCTTCAATGCGTCTGTCGTGTCTCTCGAACGTCTTGTTCTCGAAGTCTTCCCGCTCCGTAACGTGCATAGCCATGTCGGTCATCATGTCGATGAGTTCATCAACCTGACCGTTCAGGTGGTAGCACCAGATCAGAACGCCTGCAAACGCTACTGCGAGACAGATAATTGCGATGTTCATACGGTTTTCCTTTCTATGCCGTGTAGTTCATGTACGCGTCGGTGATCTCTCCACCGCAGAGATACGTCTCCATGTCAGCTACTGGTTCATCTTCTTCCCAGTAGTCTACTTGTTTTTCTTCTTTTACTTCTGCCGGGAGTACTCTGCTTACACAGAAGTACCTGATCGCGTCAACCGAATGCGTAACGTCGTGAGGCAATTTCGCGCAGTCGTTCGGATTTTTCTCGTCTGCCTGAATGTCACGGATGTCTTCAATCGCATTCGTGCATGTGTTGAAGATGATGAGTCCCGGCAGCTTCTTCGGCACCTTGCCCTCCGGGAACAGGGAGATCACAAACGGATCATGCAGCTCTATCGGCTGCAACATGTTCCGCACAATCAGATGACCCTGCTGCCTGTTGTTATCAGACCGCACAATCGGCACTTTGTACTGAGCAAACAGCTCAGCCAGCGTCTTGCCGTTGTCTTTCGTGCGGTTCCACATATCCGGCGGTGCATACGTTATGCTGATGTCTTCGTCCGGCAGGGTGTGTTCCAGCGTTGCCTTGGCTGCGTCTTTGATGACCAGATTGCTCTCTTCGAAGTATCGGTACATCCAGCACCGCCCATCGGTGTCAACTGTCCACCAACAGCAGGAGAACTGGTCAAGGCCATAGTCAAAGCTCCTGTACAGAGGCCAGTCTTTCGGGAAGACAAACGGATTGCATGTATGTCTCCCTACAGAGAAGTTCTTGAAGTAGCTCCCGGACAGTGCATCCCAGTCACCGTCCAGATGCGCAGCTTTCAAGTCCGGCGGTAACGCCGCAAGCTGCTGCACATATCCCGGTGATGCTTCCATCAGGTACGGGTTGTCCGATACCTTAGCCGAGATGAACGTGTAGTCTTCCGGGTTCTCGTTTGCTCGCGGGTCTTTGTCGTCTTTGATGTACCGCTTGTCGATGAACAGACGCTTTACCCAGCGATGCCCTACACCGCCCGGGTTACAGGTGAGGTACATGCGACGCGGGTAGTCGGGATTCGCGCCTCGCAAACACGACGCTAAATAACGAAAAGTTCGCTCACTGAACTGCGTGGCTTCGTCTATGAATATCTCGTCATACTCAATGCCTTGGTACTCATTCTCTGCCGCTTCACTGTCC